GGACATTGGTCTTATACTTCAACCTCTACACCTTTTGCAAAAAATTTAATTCAATATACTTTCCCGGAAAAAATTAGAAGAAGTTGGTCATGGAGATACAAACCTAACTTTGGCAATCTTGTAAACAATACAGTACAAAGATTGATTGCAGATGTTTTATTTAAAACAAAAACCTCTGTCGCTGCAGAATGGGACCGGGATTATAATGTTTGTTTTAATAAAGAGCTAGAAGAAATAAATAAAAAAAATCCGGTAGATAAAAAAGATGAGTATGCAAGAAAAGAAATGGTAAGTTATGCACACGATTGCATAGGTATTACAAAAAAAATAGTGAAAGATTTAGTAGGAACTGATAAATTAGTTTGCGAAAAATATGTTGATCACAAAGAGTTTACCATGATCAAACCGATAACCGGTAGAGTAGATTATCTGACAGATAAATTATTTATAGAATTAAAAACAAAACCACCGAATATTAGAAAGGTTAAGAATAAGGATGAGTGGTACATGAGTACACAAGAGCTACCCACTGAACCTGCAATGGATAACCTAACACAGACTTCATTTTATTATATGACTACCAAGAAGGTACCATATTTAATTTATGTAAATGACAAAGATCATATTATCTTTGATCAATCGCATGAGTTAATGAAGAAAGAACATCTGGAGCATTTATACTTTAAGATGGTTGAAAAGATTATACTTTGGGAACGTATGATTATGTTTTGCAAAGGTAATCTGTCTGAACTTGCATTGATGTGTGAGCCACCAGACATGAACCATTTTTTTTATTATAAAGATTTGGCTCCGGAACAATTACAATTAATAACTAACCTATGGGGAATAAAAACATGAGTAAAATAATAGTAGTATTGTTGTCTTTAATAATAACAACAAGTGCGTTTGCACACGAAGAACCAAAAACCAAATTAGTATTTGGTAAGAAGTGTACTGTAAATAATAATACAATAGTTACTTCTTACGTTTGGAAAGTACAAAAAAATTCTAATTGGCAAAAAGATATAAACAAAGAAAACTGTGAAAGGAAAAATGACTAAAAAAAATATATACCAAAAACTTCATGCTGCTTGTTTGAGCGCAAAAAGTGTAGTCAAAGGTCAAAAGAAAAATGGGATGCACTTCAACCCATTACTACATGATGATGTTCAAGCAACTGCAACACAAGCATTGTTAGATAATGACTTATATGTAACGTGTAATTATTTAACAGAGATCGTACCTAATATCAAAAAGGTTATGGTCGTGTGTACTATGAAAGTTTATGATGTTGATGATCCAACACAACATATACTTGTTGATGGTTGTTCTGCATTTGGAAACCTTGATAAGTTTGGAACCGGAAATGCTATGTCATACTCAAGAAAGTATGCGTTCTTAAATTTATTAAATCTTAAAACAGGTATCAAAGATGAAGATGGTTACGAAGCTAAACCATTTGAAGAATATTCTACAGAGCAATCTGTCGAAGAACCTACATATATGGATGATACTATAGATGTAGAAGAAATGAAACGTGCTTTAAAAGCAACTAACTCTTTAGCTGAATTTAATGAAGTTAAAGATTTAATTAGAAAGGATGTTGATTTTCTAATGAGAAATAATTTACGAGCATATAGACAGGTAACAGATATTGCCGAAACTCGTGAATTACAATTAAACAATGATCAGCAAAGCTGATGATAACAAAGGAGAAAACAATGAGTGAAGATGTAGTATGGTGTAATCTTGTAAGAAACCATAACAAGAATGAAGCGAAGCAACCGGATTGGGTTGCACCACCAAACGAAAATGCACCAGAGGGAAAGAAATGGACCAAAGGTGTGAAGATGGCAGATGGTAGTTGGTGGAACCAGTGCGCTTGGGATGAACAGGATGGAGAAGGGAATGTTGTTGGTATAACTGTCAAGATTTCACCACCTACTTCCAATACTGATAAACCTGCAACTGGAAATAAAGGGTTTCAAAGCAAACCTAATTATGGTAATAAACAATCATATAAGTTTTAACTCCTAGGTTTAACTTATATCTAGTCTTGGGGGAGTTTTTTCTTTCTAGTTCCCTTTCGGTAGTTTTCTTCCCCAAGACACCTCTCTTAATATGGACAATAAAATAACAGATATAGATCAAGAGATTGAAAAAAAAGTTATCAATGATCGAGAGAAAGATTATGGTAACTATCAAGAAAACTTTGTAATGTTAGCAGAAATGTTTACAATTATCTTGGCTGGTAATTTAAAGAAACGAATAAAACCACACCAAGTAGGTCAATTAATGATGGCTCTAAAACTATATAGATCAACAAAAAATTTTAAAGCAGATAACTATTTGGACCTTAGTGTGTACAATAAAATGACCAGAGAGATACACAAAAAAGAGGTTGCCAAAAAGGATAAAGTATGAAAAAATACCGAAGAATTATCAATGGAGAATGTTCATTCGAGATGATTGAACTATTTGATGATGTTAAGAAGGCTGCAAACAACTCCAATAATGGAGAGCTTGTAGAATGTAAGATCAAAAATTTAAAGATTGATTTTACAACAGTAAAAAAGGAGCATGATGGAACAGATCAGATTGCGTCTGCAGAAGTACAGGGATCTTCAATCGAAGAAACACAAGAAGTACCTAGAAGCAAAGCAGAAAGTAAATAAGTATCAGAAAGATTCTTATAGATTGCTTTGGAAGATAGAGCAGACAAAAGAAGAATTAATGAGAGCATAAACTCATTAATTTAATTATTAAAAAAAACTGAAGGAAAACGTAGGGGATCTATGACCAAAAATATAAATCAAGTGTACGATAATCATATTAAATACTTAAATCAAAATGAATTTATCTATGAAGTTAAAGCATCATACGATTTGTTAAGCGAAGAGAAAAAGAAAATTTATAGACTTGGCTTTATCAATGGCTGCAAAGAAATGCAGGATAGAAAAAGACCGGTCCAAGTTGCGCCACCAAATAAAAAAATTGTAGGCTTTACTTTTAAAACACCGAAGCCATCTGATGTGCAATCAGTTATTAATAAAGTTTGTATTTACTTTGAAGTTCACAAAGAAACACTGATGGGTAAGTCAAGAACATCAAGCATAGTTAGAGCTAGAAATGTTATTCATAATTTATTATTTGAAAAATATAATATGGGTCTAACAGATATTGGTAGATACTTTGGACAAGATCACACCACAGTTTTACATTCAATAGAGATGAAACGAGATCAAAGAAGATTTTGGTCTCCGGAAAAAACTTTGTGGCATGAGTATGAAAAGATAAAAGAAACTGTAGCAGAAACTATTAGAGAGTAATAGTTAATGCACAAGTGTTCTAAATGCAAAAAGGATGCAGTTATTTTAGAGAACAAAATATATTATTGTGCTGTTTGTTATTTAAAATTAAAAAAAATATTTACTTTTTAAATCCAGACTTCATATTCTTGTAAGCCTTAGAACTAATAGTAGATTTCTTTTTGGATCTTGATGTACCAGCTTTCTTACGTTTGTTAATATTATAGTACAAACCTTTTTTAGCTGTCTTACCAGATTTAGTTTTGTGATAACCTTTTTTCATTACTTCTTCTTTTTAGATTTAGACTTCATTATCTTTTTTTTTAAAAAAGGTGGTAAAGTTTTTTGTTTAGCTGTTAATTTACCTTTGCTCTTTTTATATCCCGGCATATTGTTTCTCCTTTAGTTTACGTTTACAATAATTATCAAAGCAAGAACCATCTTTACCATCATGGCAAAAATACTTCTTGGTATGAGTTATAATCCATCCGCCTTCATTACTCAATAGTTCTTTATTACATTCTTCACAATAACCACAAAGCCTAACTGTTTCTCTTTTGACCCAAGTCTTACGTTTCATTAACAGTTCCAAGCACGAAGTGCTTTGTTAATTCTACTGTTAGGATCTCTTGCAGTTTTAGCTGAAGTCAATTTCTTCTTCATGCCTTTCATCCTCGCACAGAAACTAGCTCTACGTTTGTTGCCTACCTTTTTACTTGGTGCTTTTAAGTTTCTCTTCTTGCCGGTCTTTGTACGACCTTTGTTATAAGAAGCTCTACCTTTAGCATTTAATCCACCTTTGGGATTCTTACCTTCTTTACGTTGCCATGCTGGTGTCTTTGCCATAATTACTCCAATATAAGTTTCTTGATTGATAAGGACCCATCAATATTTTTTTCAAGCTCTGCCTTGCTACGCACACACTGGTAAACAATATTATCACCGGTGTTTGTACGAGTTGCTATTCTT